AATTCAAGTGCTTTTTGAGCAGATAGTTTAGCGAAGTAGTCAAATACCCAATCCTTGAACTCAGCGTCCATAGTCTCTGGGTTGTGCTGACCTTGCTTTAAAAGAAGACCACGGTAAGAAGACTCAAGAGCATCTTTACAGTTTAAGAAAGACCACTTGTAAGTATCAACAGTCATTTCTTTTTCACCTACTGAAGCAGTAGATTGTGGGTCAAAAACACAAAGGTCATTACCAAATGTTAAAGAAGCGTCAAAGATTGGTACGTTTACCTTAGCTTTAACACCGTCAATCAAGCGGAAACGGTTTAGTACCGCTGCGCTTTTTACCATAGCGTCAATGAACAAGTCTGGACGTCTGTCACCGTATGGCAAGTTTGAAATAGTTACACTCATTTTATATAAGTTTTAAAAAAGATTCGTTTAATTAATTTACAATATTACTTTCTGTTAAAGAAGTTGTTAATCATATTCACCTTCTCGGGTGTAATACCACTAAAAACTACTGTCTTGTCTTCTACAGCTTCAGTTACTTCCTCAGCCTTTTGTTCAGCAGCAAATTGCTCCTCAACCTCAGCTTCGTTAGTTACTTCCTCAGTAGATTCAGCTTCAAATTCTTCAGTCATTTCTTCCTTGACTTCTTCCTCTTGTGCTACAGGCTCTTCAGCCATTACTTCTTCATCATCAGCATCTGCGTCTGCACTCATTTCAGCAGGAACTTCTTCCTCTTTTGGTGCAACCATAGACTCAATGTGCTTTTGAATCATTTCAACGGCAGACTTTAGGTCTTCAACGCCAGCGAACTTTTCTTCAAAAGATGTCACAGCTTCAAGGAGTACGTTGTTCTCGTTCTCCAAAGCCTCAATTCTTGCCTCGTACTTGTTCATCATAGCCTCAAATTGAGCCTCTAACTTACCAAGTTCTTTGGCGAAAGCAAATTCATTCATTTGTTCTTCGTTATTAATTGTTGGTTTAATATCCGCTTTAATCTCAATAGAGAAACCATTAATCTCTCCATTTTCAATTGCAGTAAATAATTCGTCAGACTCAATCTTTGCCTTTACGAATACGGTTCCGTTTGGTAGTTTATAACCATAGTCTACAGACTTATCGTTATCACTCTCCTTAGTCCAAACTTCAAGCATCACCACCTCGTCAGTATCGTAGGAGTGGTTAATGCCAAATGCGTTAAATAGTCCCTCCTTAGAATACTTGTACATAATCTGCTGAATAGTCTCTTCAGTAAATCGTACATAGTAGTACCCCATATCGGGAGAGAAGCGTAGTATTTCCTTATTAGGAATCATAATAGGTCCTACAACCTCTTTCTTTTTTTCATCAGAAAACATCTGTACCTTCTCTACTTCATTGAAGTGGATGAAGTCTTCCTCAATAGCGGGCTTATCTACAAGAGAAATCTTGTACATCCCTTGAGCGATGTCTTCTAATGATATATCAAATAATGGTAGTTTATCCATTTTATTTTATTTTAAATCTGTCAAAAAAACCGTTGTAGTTATTTTTTATCCTTGATTTTACGGTCACCCCACGGGACGTTAGCCACATCAGCACTTGCTTTAACTGTTCCGTTTCGTATGCTCTCAGCTTTTCTAATTGCCCAGTTAACACCGCTTGTTCCTCCCCAACCAAGCCAAGCCACATAGCCTCTATCTTTCCAAGGCGTGTCCTTATACTTAGGGTCAATCGCAGCATTCTTTCTATGGCGATTAAAAGCAGCCATTCTTGCAATAGTTTCATACGATAGTTTTCTTCGTGATGCTAATTGGTTGGCACGAGTCCAGCCCACAGAAGTCATTCCCTTAACTTCTTTCCCATACTTCTTCTTCCACTCAAGAACTTTCTTGGCGTTGTTAGTAGCAGATTGTGGGTAGTCGTTGTATGTAGCCATCAAATTAATTTACAATTATTGTAATATCCCTTCTATAGTAATGTAAGCGTAATCATCATACACATCACCACTTGCGCTCTTAACGAGGATTCCACCTGGAGTTATCCTTGTACAAGTAAGTGTTTGTAAGAAGAAGTCTAAAGAAGCTAAATTAGATGTAGGCACAACCATATCAAATTCTATACGAGGATTCTCACTCTGTAGTATCTTTTCAGAGGCAGCAAATATATTCGTATAAGTTTCTGTAACACTACCACTTTCATCTTCAAACATCAAACTCCAACCTGCGGTGTTTACAGGAAATAGTCTACCGTTAAAAGTATGCTGACCAAGGTCTATGTATATGCGTTCTGTCTCCGTAATCATTTGACCGCTTTGGTCATCACCCTTAAGTTTTATAAAAGGTATTTTTAGGTTGGTGTCTACCAATGGTTTATCTAAATAAGCAAACCTTAATCCCACATCTTTATTCTTCGTAAATATGTTAGGTGTAAACCCAAGTTCTTTTTCGTTAAATGCTCCGTTCTGAAAGTTTTGGTTGCCATCCATATCAGAAGCATCTGGACCACATACGGAACGATTGTATATAGAAGAGTCAAGGTCTATCTTAATCTCCACTATACCCTCTGTGTTAATCTCTTGAGTCGTAGAACCAATGGTTATACCATCGTTGTTTAAATCATCAAAGTATAAGTTGTAGTCCTTATTGTTTATTTCAAGAGACTTAACCTTATCACCGCCATTGCTTATGCGTACAGATTTTAAATCATCTATTAAATTGTTGATATCTTGACTACCCGTTCTTACAATAGACAATGGGTCTACACGAAGAACGTGTTCAGATGTAGTAACATCATACTCATAAAACAAACCACAGTCAAATCTTTTTAAAAGTGCTGTAAGTATCTGTGATACATTTAGTGGACAAGTTTGATTAATAGACTCACTAATTATAAACTCATCTGTAAGCTTGTAGAGAAGAGTATCTGCATTAGAGTTAAACTTTATATTAAGTTCACCATAATTGTCTATTCTTGTTACAAGTTTTCTTAACTCTCCTACACCAAACATATCTTGTGCATAGGCTGTAGCAGTATGATGGCTACCTCCGTGCTGAAAATCTCTGGCATACCTAACATCAAGTTCCCCATCTAAAGGCTCAATAAAATAGTTTACGCCATATCTACTTCCGCCATTTAAGAAAATCTCTTGGTCCTGCGGGAAATATGCTGTGAAGTCTTCAAACCAAATAACATCCTCCCATATAGCACCAACATCTAATATAGCACCTTCTCCTTCGTGGCCTTCCTCACAAATAAAATAATCGTAAGGTTGAGAGTTTGTATCCTTGTTTGAGTTTCCACTTTGGGTAGCGTAAACATTAGACATATCAAGAATAATATCATTACCTTGAGGAGCGTCTTGTAATGGTATCTTTTTAACCATAAATCCGTCTTCGTAGACACCAACATACACCTTAAACCTCATTGTAGATGTACCGATGAATATGCCCTCTACCATTTTGTCTTCACCGACAACAGGTATCTCAAGTTTTGGCTGAGAAATTAATACACTTGTAGAGCCAGAGTTTAATCTAATGTCTGCATTAAAAGAAACCTTTGGGCAGAAGAATCCTCGGATGCCATCAAAGTGGTATTCTCCTTGGTCATCTAAGTCAGCAGGGTAGAAACCCATTCTTTTTTCCGCACCCCAATCGGCTGTAGCATACAACGGATTACCTTCAATATCGGTACCGTAGTTGCCTGCCGTTTCCATATTGCCAAACCACTGAGTATGAATCAGCTTTGTGTTGCCATTAAGGTCTTGACAAGAGTTTAAAGATTGATTCGTTCCCGACCAAGCAGGTGATTGCCTAACAAAAAAGTTTCTTCTGTTTATATCTTCTTTAGCGAGCAGTTGTGATGGTATAACCATATGTAGCTTCTCTGCTTGAAAATCAGAAAACGCAGGTGCAGCGGCATAGTCTCCTAAAGCAAATAGCTTTGAATCAACACGAAGTGGGAACGAAGCTGTACTTATATATGATGTTAGGTACTGTAGGAATCCTCTTACTGAAAACACAGGCATAATACCTGTTCTATCTATACCCGTTCCATACTCAAGGAATTGCCTTGCACCGTATCCAAACTTTCCATCTACATCATTACAAAAGTCTATGTAAGGAAATGACATAGGGCGTGTATAATCTGGATTTGTCCCCTTTATTCCTGCTTCACCTCCACTTGCAGTATTTGCTCGGAATTGATTTAAGGTTCTTCTTTGCGTATAATAGTTGTCAGTGTATAACTCACCAAGTTTTGTGTCTTTAACCTTAGCTAAATACTTTGATAAGTAGTCCTTAAGTTCTACCTCAATGTATGATTGTGCGGAGTTGTATTCAAATGAAACAACATTAAGTATACCTGCTATCTCTGTAGAACTACTGCCAAATACAGTTATCTTAAAGTAAAAGTCTTGCTTCGGAAATTCTAAAGCAGGAGACGTTATAGGGTCAAAGTCAAACCTATTGGACGCTTTATTGTTTGTAGTTAGTGGTATGCGAAGCTTTGTGTAGAAAGGTAACTTAACCTTGTCAATCTCTACACTATCATAGAAATCTAAATCGTATTCTAACTGCTGCTCGGGGAACAAGTCAACATTATAATAGCTATTTACTAAATTAGTCCTGCTAATTTCTAACTTAAACTCCATACTAACGAGTTGCGATATTAAATTCTAATGAAGACTTGAACTTGTTGTTTAGTGTGTCTAAAGATATTTCCGATAAACCTACACCATAAGCCTTGCTGTCACACAAATCTAAAAAGGCTACATCGGGAGATGTTACAATTGTTGAAGATACTCCAAAGTATTCATTTCTTTTAGCAGGTATAACTAGAGAATAAGATATGTTTGAAGCATATTGATTGTAAGCCTTTGAGTATAACCCATTCTCAATATTTACACCTATTCTATAAACGCTTACATCATCAATATCGGTATCATTATACCTATAAACAGT